CGTCCAAATTTCAAGATTGATTCATAAATACTTTGAAGTCCAGCTTTAATGGTTTCCCATACCTTGGTAAAATATACTTTTGCTTCGCCCACCAACAATTTAATTTTATCGGTGAAATCACCAAAGAAATTTGTGAGTGATGTTCCAATATTTTTTAGAGTATCGATTATACCTTCATCAAGTACAATTTCAGCTAGTTTAATATCGCCTCGAATTGCGATGCCACGAACTCCACCACGATTTGAAAATCGGAATGAAATATTCTTGTCGTTATCTCGCAAGAACTTTTCAACTGTGTACAAATGATATTGACCCGCACAATTCCACGTCATCATGTGATCAGCAATACAATCAGCTTTGAAATTACCTTTACCATCGGCAAAACGACGCTTACCCGTTGCCAATTCTTCTATCAACATATATCGTCGTGGCTGTTCCATAAACACAGTATTAAGTGTTATGAGTGTTTTGGTCATATCAACCGGGATTTGGCCAGATACAACATAATCTTTGTTGGTCTTGATAATCTTTTCAACGTCTGCTACGGATGCCGATATTGCTTTTATGCTCTCACCTCGAATTACAGCAGTCATAGCCTTGTTCAACTTTTCTTTTACTTCATCCTGCAAGCCAACATAAAAACTTTTTTGAATGCCCTCCATAATGAACGAACTCACACCTTCCATCACCTCAGCAGATTCACCGGTATGTTTCAATACTGATGATACCACAGCATTTACTTCGGCATTTTGTGCAGAGCAAAGCTGAGACACTTCGGCTTTCAAACTTGCCCTCATACGCTTTTTACCGTCAAACACTAGATCTGTTTTTGAAGTTTTGTTCAACTCACTGAACAGTGGATCTACGATTGGACATCCTTGGTCTCCCAATGCTTCGCAACTCTTGACACCATCATTCTTTTTTAAGCTGTTTGCAATTTTTTTTGCAGCCACATCGTTGGTGAGGTTGCCGTTGAGTTCTTTGGCAAGATTGTATTCCAATTTCTTGGCATCACACTTAACCACAGGCTCTTTCTTTTCCATCTGAATTATTGATTTGCCCATGGAATCGTCATAGATTTGCTCGCCTATTAGATTTCCATCACAGTCATACCAATCAAATCCTTTGTTGTAGAAGCCGAAGTTTTTTGCTTCGTCCACACTGTAGTTCACCAGTGGGGCAGCAGTGGTCAAAATACTTTGTACAGCCTCAGCGTCTTGCACTTTATCCTTGGTGCTACGATTGTCAACGTCAATATCGCCAGCCACCTTTTTATTCAATTCTTGATCAAGAGATACTGTGTCAGATTTTTTCTTGGGTGTGGCATCAGTATTGGTTGGATCCGTTGAAACATCGGATGTTGATAAATTGCCAGCGTCTGTTGGTGAATATAAAGTACCAGCATTCTTCTTGGGATTTTCCGCAAAGTGAGTTCCTTTATCTACGGCTCGGGCACGATATTCTTTGCTTGGAAATGTTACCAGAATACCGTCTTTATTATAAGCTTGACGGTCTGGGAATCTACCCTCAACAAATAACTTAGCGGTCTTGGCTACAATTTCATTGATGCTGTAACCAGCTTTTTCCAAGTATTCTTGCAAAACAAATACGTGTTCTGGGTTCTCAAGGCGCAGAGTACCATCCTTGATCCTATCGTCACAACAAACGTCGTGTATAATTGATTCCAATTTCATCAATTATAAATATGTTTGACTTCAGACTAATGCCAAATCATTGTAATTATTTCCCATATATACCTTGACCTTGAATCGTCTATTCTTGATAATATTCACCAAATCATTGATTTCGGCTTGGTTCACGGTATCGGCTATGTCAAACACCACACTATCGTAGATATAAAAAATTGGAGTGATTGGTTTGCCAGATACATACTTGAGGCAATTGCCCAAACTATTGAGACCATATTCAGTCTCAGTGGCCTGAATTATGTATGCAAATAGTTTATTTTTATTGGGATCCGAGATATGGTTTGCGGTGATCTTGCGCTTATAAATCGGAGTTTTCACATATCCCTTTTCTATAAACGTTGTCCAGTATTTTTCCTTCAATTCTTCGGTCTGTGTAAAATATGGTATGTGTATGTATTGTTTGGATATTTGACCATACAGATTGACCATTGTGAGTTTCTTGGCTTTACCCAATAGTTCCTTGCTGACCACATCAACACCATAGTATTGTTTTGCCAAGTGCTCATACACAGTTTCGTTGTCAGGCACTTTGTAGCCAGTCAAATTGGCAACAATATATGGATGAAACCCAGTGAAGTCTACCAACAACAATTTTCCATTGGTATATCGTGATACGAAACTAGCTCGACATCCATCTTCTTTGTTGAGAGCCACATAGTTTACATTGTCGAATCGGTTGCTGGGCCGACCAGTTGGATTGTAAATGTTGTACTCACTGTACACCATGTTGTTGCGAACCTTGGCATCAAAGTGTGTTGAGAATATCTTGGTATCAATTTGAAGTCCATTCTTTTCTACCTCAAACAATGTATCACTAACAATGTTGTTGAAAAATTTGTAACAGTAACTATCAGTCTTCTCAGAATCAAAATCTTTTACCACAAAAATCTCATCATCAAATTCATTTTGGTGAATCACATACGGCACAATAATGTTTGTATCTTTGATCTTGTGATGCGTCATGCGCAAATGTGATGTGAAAAGATGATCCGACGTTTCAATAATATCTCCACTTTTTAGAAATGGAAACAGATTCACATCGTAAAGATCAATATCAGTAAGATGATATCGATTGCGCTTTTTGTTGCGAACATACACCTTTTTATTCATAACCAGTTGTTTGAACTGTTTGAAGGTGCTGTTGCTGATTACATCTGGGTGTGCGAAATTATAGTATTCTCTGGTCTGTGTATTGTAGTTGTAGAGAAACGCAGCAATAGGAGTGTCTTGCGATGGATGCACATATCCATCTCGCAAAATCAACTTGATGTAAATTTTAGACTGTTCCTGCACATTCTGAGTGTATCAGAATTTCTGCGAAAGTCAACTTTGTTAATAACCTTGCCAAAACTGTACTGGGTTGGTTAATATATTCTCAATGCCAGGCATTGTTTTTTTGAGATTGTTGATCTGAATAATGTTGTATTCTTCAACACCAGGCTCCACCAACATCTTACCATTGTACTGGTTATTGCGCACACCCGTAAGTTGCCAAGTTAATTCACCCTTGCTAAAAAACCAATCATTTGTAGCAGAGTAGTCTCTGGCATTTGTTTCAATGATTTGATTTTGGTTGCGTTTGTTGATAAAATACCGAACAAATGAACCATCATCGTAATTGTTCTTATTTGGTGTAGGAAAATACGTAGCAGGTATCATAAAGTTGAAATTGTCCAACCCCAGACGATTTTTCAAAGTTAAATCGGTATTTGATATCATATAGGTATATAATTGAACAACCTATCATTGGCTGGTTTCAACATTGCAGTTACCACAGTTTCCCACTTACCAGCATTGAGTTGATGCTCAACTTCGGTGATCATAAATATTACATTACCCGGCACATATGGTTTTGGTAAATTGGAAATAGAAAAATGTTGGAACATACGGAAACCCATAATACCATCAAGTGTCAATGATAATGTGAAGTTATCCGCTGGTCCAGCATAACGGGCCGTGTTGTTTTTGGTATCACCATCATCCAACATTTCACGTAGTTTACCTTTCATGCTGCTGGGTAGATTCAAATATACCCAACCAAATGCTGCTTGATTCACCGACAGTGCTTCATCACTACCACCACTATTTGATATTAATCCTGCGAAAAATATGTTGAACGAACCGGCGGTTGCTTCAACAACCGGTCCATAAATATCTTCACCGGCGGCTACCGCACGAATGCGCATAACCAACACATCATCACTTTGTTTACCATGTGTTTGTAATTGACGGATTGCTTCATTTTTATCGGTGATTGGACCGTGAGGTACACCACTATCAGCTTCTGCCGGCGATCTGGTAGCATTTGGATTATTTTGTGCTAGCTTTTCCTCGGCGGCAAGTTGTTCCAACTTTTTAGCAATCATGTCTCGCAACTGACGAGATTCAAATCTGTCTGTGAACGCAATCGCCGGAACACCACGGCCCACTTGAGTAATTTTGTCCACCTTGTCATACTGTGCTTTTATTTTGGTCTGTTTTTGTGCATATGGCATTGATGTATCGGCCGATGTTGCTGCGACTTCATTTGCAATATTAGCAGCGTTTTGACCACTACCATACAATACTTGATTGACTTGATCGTTGGTCATGTTCACATCAAAACTAAACTTTTTGATCACGCCATTGGTTGAACCAATATCAAATTGATAAAGATCGGTACCTTGTGGCACAGTCAAATTTTTATCGATGATCGCCAGACCACCTCCTGGATTTTCCACTACTTCAAAATTCCAAAAATTGTCCACAGATTCATTGATTACATTCAGAATCTTGTTGACCATCTGCTGCAAGGTTTTAATTGATCCATCGTTACCAATCTCAATTAGTTTGCTCTTGCTGATGTATATATGTTTGAAATATCCGTGGTAATATTTTTGATAGGTTCGGGTACCTATTACTTTCGTTTCCTTGAAAGGAAATGATGCCGACATTTGTTTTTTACCACCAAGTTGATAGTATAATTTATTGATCAAAACATCCAAATCATCCCGCACAGCAAAACTCGTCTTGAATGTGTTCTTTGCCTTTCTTGCTGCTTTCCAAATACCAAAATCTTCAGCATTGTTTGTTGTGGACTTTTTCTTTTCAGTGGCTTCCCCAGCTTTAATTTGGAAGTCATAATTGCTGGAGTAGTATTGTGTCAAGAACGGATTGGATGCCGCATCTACGCTATCTAAATAACCATCCCTGCGTTTTTGTCCAGCACCTACTGGTTTACCAGGATTAACACCCATATTAATTTTTGGGGCAAGGGAATTTGGGATCAACACATTTCGATCACACGAAATCAAATTTGGGTGCGCACTAACAATGAAATCCGAGATATCAATTTTGTTGTTCTTGGTTGTCTTCTCGGAACAAAATAAATTGATCAATTCAAACACAAAATCCATCTGGAACCAAACTTCATCGTTGGCATCTTCTACAAAATCAAAGTCAGTATCTTTATCAGCGAATGAAACGATTTCACGATTTTGGAAATGTCGATCTGATGCACTACCATATTTAATAGGATCTCTACGAGATGGCTCCGGCGCTGAAATTTTAACGAGTTTATCCTCAGCAGCTTGAGAAAAGTTTGACGCAATTGCTAGAAATCCTTGTTTAGCATAAGTCAACGTATTGTCCACTTTATCTGGTGGTGTTGGTAACTTGTAGTTTCCATACACACTCTCATACCGACCCATAAAAATTCGATTCTCTGGTTTGCCATTGTAAAACCCACGTTGTGGTTTTTTATTGTCTTGTGGCGCACCCAACATTGTTGCTAATTGAGCACTCTTTTGTTTATCCTTGGCACCCTTTTTATTTGTTGCAAGTAGTCTATCAGCATTTTTGATGATGTAATCCATGTAGTTGGCACGATCTTCCACAACTTGCTTGATAAATGGTAAATATGTAGTTAAACATTCTTTGAGATTCACATATTCTGTGGTGGTACCATCTTGATTGTCTGTGACCGTTGGATTGTCCACACGAAAACCAGAATACATAGCCTGACGACTAATAATTTCGGTGTTGCAAGTATATACAAACCCGTCATCCGTATTGAAATTATATTTGCTAATGATGCCCGTTATTAATCCATAATTACCAAAACTGTTGTAATATCGCTCCAATGCCATTTCTGGCCGAAGTATCAACTCGTAACATTTATCTACACTATTCAAATCCAACAACGACACATTATTGTATAAATTCCAACCAAACTCCAAGAACACATTGATCTTGGGACTCAGCCAAAACGGCATCATGTATTCTAGTTGAGCCAGACCATAACATTTCCACTGAATGGTTGCTGTGCTCATCATATCCTTGTTGGTTCTGACTTGTACAGACGTAATACCAGGCGGCGGCAAAATTGGAGGTACCACGGAATTTTGTGGGAATTGAGAGTTGTTGTCTTGGTTATTATACCAATACGCAGTTCTGTACTTGGTGTCTATATAATGTGGATCACCATTGGCTTGATATCCAATAATTGCTTTGTCTTCCACCAACACATTTCCTTGACGCTTGTAACCATAAGCATTATCAAATCCAACACCACCCTGCAACAAAAATCCATCATATATATATGGTTGCCCATTCTTGTACAAATATGTGCTGGTTGGTATTGTTTGGTTTATGACTTGCCCGGTTCCATTTGAAAACGCTCGTACCCAAGGAGTAAGTGGTCCTCTGTATTTTTCATGTTGGTTTTTGAAATCCGTCACAACATTTACAGTTGCATACTGTCCGTGATTTACATTGCTGCTTCTGCGGCGCAATTCTCGCACCATCTGCCATGGAATATTTTGGGCTTCCCACCAGCGAATTTCCTCAACAATATCATTTCGTTGTGGTGTTGCCCAGCTTGGAATTTTGCTTAAATCTAGTGTTGGTGTTGCCATAACTTACGCATTTAACGTTTTCAAAAGTTGCATGATTGATGGCAAATTACCGGGAATACGCAATTGCTTACCAACTGGTATAGACAACCGTCCATTGCCAAGATTATTTGCATTTGCGATAACCCACCAATACTGTTCATCACCATAATACTTTTTTGCCAAACTGTCAAGATATTCTTGCTCGCTGGCAATAATATATGTGTCGGATGGATCATTAGGAATCACAGGATAATATGTGGTTCTATAGACCTTGCTACCATCGTATCTATTATTGATTGGTGTATATTGATATCTCATAATTATTTTGTATTGATCAATATATCGTTGTCATGTCGAATGTTCTTAGAAAATGTATTTTTTGAGGGATCGATATAGTCTTTATCATTATACATGTCCACAATTTCAGTTCCTTCGTCGATTTCAGAAAGATTAAGCATTAGAACCGGTGCGTCACCCCAAATTGCTCTACCAGTCTTGGGACGATCTTTTTCCAACACACCCATTTCAATCTGAATTTCCGCTGTTCTTGGAAATTGTGCCACTCTACCATAAGATGTGGCTTTGTCTCCTCTTGGGTTTATGATCGTATTTTCACTCTGCCAGTTTATAGCTTTATTTGGTCCATAATACCAACTTTGTCCATTTTTATCGGCTTCCTCTGGAATTGTTTCCCAACTTGCATCTTCTGGAATTGTTACGTTGCAACTGTTGATTGTAACGTTATGATTTTTGTAAAAATCGCCCAGTGTTAGTTGTACCATTGGTGAGACCATGAATCCACCTGCTGCTTGATTTGTATAATTTGCTGGGCGAGTTAAACCAGTCAAATAGTTGATTCGACTCCACATTGGCATCAGTTCCTTGATGCTATGTGCATTGACTGTAAAATTAAAGCTGACACTGCGGGTGAACCCTTTGTAGTATTTCAATTTATCTGGACGGCCCAAATACTCAACAGTTTCCCACTCCGCAGCGTTGTTGTCAGTCAAACTTTTGATTGTGGCATTGAACGGAATGTACTTTTTGTTGACAATATCATAAAAATAAAACTTAATAATATCTGGTCCATATACGCCAAATTTATCTGTGGCAGAGTATTGTTTAGTAAATTCCTCTGGGTTTAATACTTGAAGTGAGTTAACATAATCTACATTGTTGGTTGGACGAATATATCGATCATTTGGACCTTCCCCTAAACGAGTTGGAACTTTATCCCCAGTCGTTTCATCTCTACGAAACCGGCCTTGATATGTATCATTCTTCGCATATGGTTCATTTAGATTTGTAGGATCAAGTTCTTTTAAGTAATTTGTTCCTATACGTGTGCCATCGTTACTAAACTTAGCAAATTGAAGAGGTTGTAAATTTTTTCTTTTGGTACCATATTTGCTTTCATTAGCACCACCAATGGCATTGATAACCTTATCAAGGTTATCAATGATATCCTTAACTACGTTACTTTGTTGATCACTGAATGTTGTCTTGAATCCAGATTGATTATCTAGATAAGTCTTGTAGTTGAGTATTTGATCTGAATATTCGTTATCATCATCTACTTTTACTACATCACTATATCTGTTTGAATCTCCACTTGGAGTAATCGCCTTCTTAGTTAACTTAGTACTTAGTAAGTTAATCTTATCTTTTGATAAAACGCCTATTTCTTTTGTAGAATCAACCGCCTGTTTGCTTACATTTTTAACAATAATTAATCTGGTTAATGAAGTCGGGTTCTTGGACTTACCATAAAAACGCTGGTTTACTTTTTGTGAATAATCGGACTTTTTTCCAAATCCAATTGAATTCAACAACCCACTCATGATTCCACCACCACCTATACCCGTTGCGTTTGGATCAAACAATTTACCAGCATTCAACATCAGATCGTATGTTTCTTCATCAGCCCGATACTTTGATGCCCAAGGTTGCTTTGGTGGTAGAATACCTCCAACAACAGTATTGTTTTGAAAAAATGATCCCACAGAACCAAGCAATCTGCTGAAAAATCCACCGCCTGAATTATTTACAAGTCGTGCATAACGTGGTGCGTTATACGCATTGGTTGCCGTTTGTCCACGCAACAAGTCTTTTACATCACCACGAGCAATTGGTGTGACAACCTCGCTGGTTCGATCACCACCACCTATAAAACTGGTGAGTGTGCTGAGACCCAAACCATTGCTTGCTGTGCTAGCAACAGATGAGCGTGGTGGTGGTGGTTGTGCTGGTGCTCCACCAACCAATGCTCCGATTGTGGATACTACACTACCCAAACCAACTCCGTTGATAATACCACCAAGAATGTTGCTGGTGTCTACGTGTCGTGTTGGTCTATCCAATACACCAAATGAAGCGGGTTTAATAGCAGCAATCAATGGTGATGCTGGATTATAAACTTTGGTTTCATCAAATGCTTGAAATCCTTGTAGCACCAATTGTTTGGTTATAAAACGAGTACCCGGTCCAGATCCCAAAAACTTTCTGACCAAATTGGCGTCTTGTGCAGCAAACCCAACCATACTCGTAACTCGACTGGCTTGACCTTGATTTGGATTTTTGTAGTCATAGCGACGCTTCAACGCATCTGCCAAACCCACATCATCTGGTTTATTGATGCTATATAGCTTGGCTGCATTGCCGTTGCTATTGAAAAGCATTTCTAGTTTGCCAGGAGCACGAACATTGATAAAATCACCAGATGGTATAGTAAGACCAGCACCTTGCACTTGCGATAGTGTGGTAACTTGTTCACCGCCTGATGTGAACCCGTCAACGAATGTATTGCTATTTGCCATTGTATATAAATAGGGTTATCAAGCAATTGTTGCTTGGCCGTATGCACCTCTTGTTGATGCACTTCGTGCCAAAGCGTTGTTGACTTTGGTACCATCTAAATTGACCACAATGCCGCCGCTGGCCATCATGTTGGTCAACGCATCAAATTTTGCACCAAGAGCTTCCAAACCAGCTTTAATTTCACTGTTTTCTTCTTTTTTGCCGCCTCCACCCAGCAGACTAACTGCTGCTAATCCGCCAATATCAATTTTTGGTAGCTCAATTCCAGACAATTGCTTTAATGATGCCGCTGCAACACCAATACCAGCTGCTGCTTCACTAAGGGCCACCAATTGAGTTGTAATGCGTGTTAGCTCACTGGTTGGAAACAATGCTAGTGTGACTCCCAATCCAACCATAGCAGCACCTACAGCACCAATACCGAGTGCGGCACCAAGCAACCCTGGACTTGCCAATGCTAGTCCAATCAATGCTGTGGCCACGCTGGAGACCACCGATGGTAGTGCTGTAAAAATACTAAGCATTGTGTCAAATGCTTTGATGATAACACCACCGACAACAGTTGCCAATGTGCTGATTGTTTTGCCTATTGATTCAATTGCTGGTGCGGCCAGTTTGAATGCATACCCAACTGCCATTGCTGCTACACCCATCAATACAAGTGCTCCTGCAAATGCAAGTACACCCAAAATTTGTGGACCAGTTAGTAGTGCTCCCACGATCGCCAATCCTGCACCCAAAACTATCAACGAACCAACAAGCAATGCAACATCACCAACGGTTACTTCTCGCATCATTTGAAATGCGGTTGCAAATCCAATAGCTGCCAAAGATACTATCACAAGGGCTGCGGCGATCTGGATTAACTTTACAGCTGGAAATGTTTGCAGAGATTTACCAAGTGCATCCACACCTTTAGAAAGTCCAATCAAGCCACTACCAATACCTTCTCCCAAAGCAGCAGCTGCTTTTCCAGCAAATTTACTCAACAGGTTAAAACTACCTATCAATGATCCAATCGCAAGACCAATCCCAATGAGTGTGGTTGTAATAAGACCCAGAACGATCGACGTGGTGGACAACCCAGATACCCATTTGTAAAATGCAGCTTGAATTCTGTTTACAAACTCATAAATTGGTTTTAGGACTTGACCGATACGATCCATTGCAGCAGCTTTTTGTTGATTCAACAAAGCACTTTCTGCTTCAACAACTTGTAGATCCAACATTTTCTTATACTCAGCATCACGATCTTGTTTGCTTTTCTTTTGCAATGTGTTTAGATCTTCTTGCATTTTTCGCAACTTAGCGGCTTCTTCTGGGTATCGCTTTTCAATCTCTAATTGATTTTTCTTTTGTGTCTGAATCTTTTGTAGTTCGGCAAAATCTTTGCCGGTTGCTTCAGCTAGTGCCTTGCGTTGATTATAATTTAATTTATCAAGATCACCAACCTTTTCAATTTCAAGTTGCAATGCTTTTTCTGCACCAATCAAATCTCCAGCAAATGCCAATCTACGAGATTCGTTGAAGTTCAAACTTTGACCAAGCAATGCGCTTGCTTTTAGTTCTGCACCAATAGAACTTTCAAAATTCAACAATGCCTCGGCTGATTTTGCAGCAGCATCCAAACTGGTTCCAAGCTTTCTTGCTTCAGCAGCTTGTTTGATCAATTCTTCGGTGTTACCTTTGAAAATCAATCGTACAGAACCGCTAGCGTTCAGTACGTCTTTCAACAACACATTGAGCGGAACACCATAAGCTTTAGCAGCTTGAATAGCAAAACCCGCCATGTTTTTCTGAGCGTCCAACGATGTACCACCAATTTCAGCAAGTGTTTCGTTAAGTTTGCTTGCTTCATCAACAGTCAAACCAGTTGACTTGGCTGTTTGCGCAATGTTTGTTGCAACCGACTGTGCTGCCAGACCAGTAAGTGCATAGCTTTGTACCAACTTAGTTTGCGCCTCAACAATTTGACGATTGGATGCCAAATTGGCATTTAACCCAGTGTTGTTTTTTTGAATCGATTGATATTGAGCATCGATTGTGTCTTTGCTGACACCAAGAATTTTTGCTTGATCACTCAAAAATTTATCATACTCACCGGCCATCTGATATATTGCTTTTAACGTTTCTTTAATGATCGCCATCACCGCCGCACTTGCTTGTTGGGAATCAATTTGTTTTTCTAAACTCCGTTGGTTTTCTTTTTCTGCTACTATATTTTTTTGTGCGTCTATCAACCGAGCTTTGATTGCTTTAGCAATATCTACTTGGTTATTCTTAACCTCTTGCAACTGTTGCAACTCACGGGCTTGTGATGCATTCAAACCTGTTTTGCTTAAGTTAGCTAACACATCATATCGTGCTAGATCCGCACGAAATTTTGTATGGGTGTTAAGAACTTCAGCCTTTTTTTGTTCAAATCCTTGTTGTTTTGATGCCGAATCTGCTTGTTGAGCTTGCAATTGCGCAATTAATTTACCACTTCTAGCTACAGGATCAAAACTATCCGTTATTTTTTTTCCAACTTCAGACCAAGAGTTAGCATAAGACTTTGTTTTTTTGGACAACTCGTCCATGTTCTTTCCGACTTGAGCTTGAATTTTGCCCATTTCAGATTTTATTCTATTTAAGTCTTCTGTATACGATTCAGCCATATAGTCCTTATTATACTAATAAATATCTAGTTATCTGAAACTAGGTCTATCTATTTTACCCGACTTTGGTTGACTTGAAGACTGTTTTTGTGACGCTGCTTCATTTTCCTTGGCTTCTATCAATTTTTTGTAATAAAAATTCCGAAGATACACAGGTAAACTGTATACTTCGGATGGAAAAAATCCGCCATTGCCATGATAGCAAAGGTCAAATATAACTTGCTGAATGTGTAGTTTATACTCCAGCGTCAGGCCAAAAGAACTGTACCGTCATTGGTACACCTACCTTTTCTTCTTGACCACAGTCGGCACAGGTAAAATTAAAGTTGGCATCAATGTCTGGTGTGATGCTGCGAATATGCTGACGCAGAGCAAGACTGTCACGACTTGGCATATTGTCAACAAAACCTTTGACTTTTACAGGATCCGTTTCACCATTGACACTCACAATCTGTCGCTTTAGACGAGTTGTGATTTCACTGGATGACACTCTGTTGAGTTTGCTCAACGCAGCATTATCTTTTTCAATAATTTTTTCATCGGAATCAGTGAGCAACTTGAACTGCACAGTTGCCTTGCTTGTGGGCAAAACGAATTCAAATACATTGGTGCCGGGTTCATACTGAGTTTCATCAAACTCCTTTTCTTTAAGTTGTGATAAATCAATAGTTTCCTTGGACTTGGCAGTACACTTGGGGCACTGAATTTCTACTGGTCCATATGCGTCACCATACGCCAAACGACGTACAGCAAAAATTAATGCGTTCTTGTCGCCCAGCAACAAATCACCAATTTTAATATTTTTATCAATAATCAGCGATTCCAACAATTTGTCGATGGCCAATCCCTTTTTGAGAAGGTTTGGACTAATAAGAATATCTTCCTCTTTGGCTGTCATCAACTTAAGTTCGATTCTGCCACTGCTAAGAGGGCTTCCGGCCGGATAAAAATGACCTTTACTTGGAAGATCGATTATCTCAGTAGGAAACGTTGATGCCTTTGGTGCTGCCGCTGTGCGTTGTAGAACAATTTCGTCACTCATAATATAACATATATAGACTCACCCACCAACTTTTGGATTGTTTTATTTCGGAATTGTCTTGCTTGCCGCATCTTGTGCTGTTTTTGTCAAGAGCGTGGCACGTTTGTTGATTTTATCAAGAGCAGTCTGAAAGTCTTTGTCTGGGCCTACCAGTGCATTTATAAACTCACTTTGATCTTCTTGGATCATTTGTTTAACAATTTCTTTGTATTTTGATTTTTTTGATTCGTCCATAGATGGTTTCTTTTTTGTTAAAATTCCGTAGATACTCTTGACCACACCAGTTTTGATACCGGGATAGTTTGTTTGAAAATTCTTAAAATCACCATTACCCAGGTCTTGACGCAACGTACTAGCACTAATACTTTGACCATTTTTACCATCAATTCTTCCCACATAGTTGCTGGGAGCATCATCCGTCATTTCAATTACATTAACACCAGTGGGTGCAGTAACACCATCTTTGGTTGGTTTGGTTTTGTAGCGTTGCACAGCAGCTGAAAATATCTTGCTTCGCTTGGCATCTTCAGCACTTTTAGCACTGGCTCCCAACGCCACAGTCTCGGTGCTGTCCTTGGGTAAATTAAACACATATCCAAATGCTGCATTCATTGGACTGTCATCGTTGACAGGCCCGATTTTTACTTTGGGGTTTGTTGGCAACAGATTCCAGATGGCAATGCTTTGTTGTCGGTTGACGCCATCTCGTTCACTCGGACCAACCATTACAATCACCTGTTCGACATCGGCTCGACTAGCAAATTTGTTGGCTAGGCCCAAATGACCAGCATGAGGTGGTTTGAATCCGCCCGGCAAAAGAACTGTTACTTTATTATTCATACCATATAAATAGTTTTAATTTGTGATGTATCACCACTTTCGCAAATTTTTGACAAGTGCGGGTGTAAATAAAAAACCTCTGCGTATTATGCAGAGGTTTTAGGACAATCAGGATGTACTGTCAATATTGAAGCACACAATAATCCGGCTGAACTGTCAGGTTAATTTTCATGGCTTCACCGTCGTTGCTCCAGTCCAAATCATTGAATGTTGCTTCGGTGATGAAGGAACCCTTGAGAGTCCATTCCTCAACCTTGTCGCCTACTGGACCCAATACATTGATGGTCAAATCCTTTTTGTAAAAGTCTTGGTAACCGTCACGACCCGTTACAGATTCGTGGTGAAGACGTACCCACTCCATAACTGCTTGTGCTCCGGATGGAACGATTGGATCGTATAGTTCCAGTGAAATTGTACCCCAGATACTCTTACCCTTGTAAAAGGTTCTGATGTTGATATGATCAAGTTCCTTGGCTGCTTGAGTCAGCTTTGGGCGAGATGCTTTCTTGATGATGAATGATGGAATACCGTCACAATATAAAATGAAACGGTTTTGCACCTTTGGCTCAAAAGCCGTATAGAAGATTTCTGATGGATTTAGTAGTTCTGCCATAGTATTTTTCCTTTATGTCCTAGATATAAATATGAGTGTCAATTGTCTTTTGTTACTTTTTTTATACTTTATTAAGATTGGTATCAGTTAAATAATTTATGTTGGCTCTTAATTTACTGATATAGCCACTGGATCTCAATAATTTGAACACAATATTCTCGGTACTGTATTCACCACCTGTGCTCAAACCAGCCTCACGCATGTTGTGTAAGCGTTTAACTGTATCTTTGAGATCATTCAAATTTTTACTGGTAATTGTGTTGTCAATTTGTTGAACAAGTTGTTTGTATTTGGTTTTAATTGCTGGTTTATCAATCTGAATATTTTCGTGTTGTGGTTTCTTGACCCAATGGTTGTTGAGCACACTATACACCGCTTGGCTACGATTTACGTCATCAACATCTTGAATATACACTTCAACCGGGTGTTCATTATAATGAATATCATGGTCTTCATTCCACTTATTTTTATATCCATCCACCAACTTTTTTACCAACTCTTTGTTTGGGTCAACCAACTTGAAATCAATCAAAACATGCAAATCCATATCACTTGTTGGAGTCCAGTTGTATCCAGCACTACTGCCCAAAAAGTATATGTCTTCAATTGGTGCTGTCAATTCTGTGTTTTTGTAGAAATCTGTGGCCACTCTGAGCAACATATCATGTACTTCCGGTTTCAGAATCTCTCCTTCAAAAATTTCGGGATTCAAAATACTGTTGTAGATTCTGTGCTGTTCTTTGACACCCAAAATTTCTTTGAGTTTATTGATAGTATCTGTTGCGTTGGTATGCAAAATCCCTTGACCGCCTGCTTTTGTGAAATTATCAATTACATCTGGTCGGTCATCGATCATGATAGTATCTGGTGCAGCAAATTTAGTTTTATCGTCTCTGTTGGGAACTAGATTAGCTTTCAACTTGATACCGTTTGATTCTAACCATTGTTTCTTACCATCGGCACTTTCTGGATCTGTTGAGTGACTCAAAATTTCAGTGGGGAATTGTGACACAAAGTGATACAACACTCTACCATCACGCATCCATGGTGCCGTAGCATAAAATGCTGGGCTGTTTTGATGTACCAGTTCATAACGATTCTCATCACCATGTGACGCTATATACGCTTCTGGTGACACACCATCGCTATAGTTTTCAAATTGTTTTACCCAGTCCACAATTACACCATCCATGTCTAGGTAAATTTTATACTTGCTTTGTATCATTTATAATAAATATTCACTTCTTGAGAAATAATCTGTGGATAACTCGGCCTAATTGAGCACTGAATTTTCTTACTTTGTATTCTGGTAGATCATAAAAGAAAGCGTGAGTCACTTCTTCAATTACCACACTCAACATTCTACGAGGTAGCAGATTCTTTTATTAGTATCTTTGGAGTTTTACCTGCTGGATCGTAGCAGTATCCACTGGCATCTGTAAGACTTCTGAACAATATAGGTATAAGTTGCTTCATATGAGTTTCTATAACCAGGGCCTGTTCCTGCTTGGTTTGCTTCTTCCTGCTCTTTCTTCTTGGTTTTCTTTGACTCATATCAGGTTAGTAATTGAACTACTTACTGAGCTACTAAGCTTATAAGCTTAACCAAGCACTGGCGTAGCTTATACTTTGTTTAGCCGGTATGTCAAGATATTTTATGCTTAGGCCCACACTTATATCTAATTTTATTTTACCACTCTGATAATTTTTCGAAAACCAAGCTAAAAAATCTCTGATGCCATCCAACCCTGGATCGGTAAACAGAGATTCGTAATAAACTGAATCGTTGTATTGTTGCAGCTTAACTTTCACATATTATAAATATGTGAATTATTGCGCAATAGGCTTAAAAGTTCCATCTTTCAGACTGAGAGTACCATCACCATACTTATCGCTAAGTTGCTTGAGTAATGAATTTTCTTGTGCTTGAATTCGCTTCCACTCCTCAAACAGTTTGTTACGGCTGTCTGTCAAATCAGATTGTTGCTGCTCAAGTTCCACCTTTGCAAGTTCTAGTTGGCCAAGCTCAAAAATCTTTTGTTGATAGTTTGCTTGAAGCTTTGCAATGTCTTGCATTTCCAGTTCGGTGAATTTTATAACGGTATCGCTCATATGATATAAATACTACCAGATTTGCGCTGGCTCTTTTTTTATTAGGTTTAGATTATAGTTTGTAGCTTATCTACGTCCTTACGCTCGGCGTTAATCATATAGTAGAAATCTACTTTTGGTTGTGTAAACATCTTTTTGAAAAAGCTGGTTTTACGGTCCACAGCAATATAAGCTTTATTGCCCTCAACCTTTTCTACATAATAAGTATCAGGAGATCCAATTGCAGTAAGATGTACGGTAACTGTGTTTTCATCAATCAACCAGTCCCAATAGTCTGGGAATTCAATCACCATAGTATTGCTTCGACCACGCACAAATACAGCATGTTCTGGACCTTCTAAAGTTGCGTGAACCAAACGTTTTCCTGGTAACTCTTGGTGATCAATAACGAATGACTTTGTGGCAGCGGCGAAGCTGCCGTTAATTTCAAGATTGAACGCCGGATCCATTTTATTGTTGACACCGATGCGGCTTCCTGTAACATAGAATACTGCGGTACCATCAACTTTGCTAATAACTTTGAATGGTGCGGCACTACCACTAGCAATTATCTGTCGCTCAACATGCAAATCTCTACCAACAATAACGTCGTTAAGAACATCCAAATTGTTATTGACAGTAGCATTGAGCGTTGTGAGTTGATCTTCAACAACAGCAGTACCAGCCATCAAAGTACCAACATCGACGTTGCTACCGCTCAAACTACCACTCAATATTAATCCACTACTCTTGTCTACCCAAACACCATTAACAGCATCATACACCATAAATGCACCATTTTTTGGTGATGCACTACTGCTGATGTTGCTGATTTCATCCAGCGTAACTGGTTGTTTTAGATTGACAAAAATTGCACCATTTGTGCTATGAACCGTGGTTACATACCCAATTTTTACAACATCAACTGGAATGTTCGGCCGTATGTTTGTAAATGAACCAGAAATGGTTGCGCTCAGATAAATGACATCACCGTCACTATAACCAGTGTTGGTATTAATACCGTCCAAATACCCACTCAACACCACATGACCAACGGCCCCGCTACCTATAGCCGCCGATGCCACACCCAAAACATCACTTCTAATATCGGTACCCAAGATATGAATCATGGATACAGCCAAACCAACTACAACATTTGGACTGCCAGTGCTGCCAATAACACGAACCACTTGACCTTTATTGATCGTGGTGGCTGTACCGTTAGTAACTAGAACAAGTTCCTTTACGGCTCCAGTATCAGGAGCATATGACGCACTCAGAGCGTGGGTAGCATAACCTACACTCAAAGACGCTGATGGAACTGTATATGGACGCAGGTTTCCATCAAACGCCAAAACAGATGCGGTTTGTGGGCGAATGATCTGCTCACTAAATGAACCTGAACTGTAGCGACTTAGTAATAAATCGTTTTCTGCAAAAATCATAGTTAGTCCAATATAAATAGAAACAAGTTTTACTTACACTATATTAAAACGATTGATTAATTAGGCTAATTGGTACTCTATGCCATTCTTCCAATGAATATATGTAAAAATAGTTTCCATCATAACTGATCCAACCATCTTGTCCATAATCCGCTGATTGATATGGAACTTGATGATAAAACTTGTCAGGAAACCTTTGAAACACACGAAATGCCGTATTAATTGGTCGCACACTATTTGTGTAAATGGGTTGGTTATTACCATCATATCCACTGATATAATTGCCCGCATCAGCATCGAAGTCAAAAACGGAAATTGGCTTACGTAGCCATCCCGAGTTGTTATGATAAACATACATGTAACTACCGTCGTATGCCAACCAACCATTTTCACCATAATCGGATGATGTTCTTGGTGTAGGATGGAAAGGAATTTTAACAACAACAGGATCCAACTTAAGATCTGGAACAGAAGCTGCGTCTTCCACCCGATATTGAACGCCCACGTCTTTCAGATACGAATATGGTCCCAACACATTTTGATTTTTTTGCAAAATGCCCATTTGGTCACCGCTGACAAGTCTATCGCTCACAACAATTTTTCTAACAGTAAACGTTTTGAAAGTTGTGTCCTTCACACCGTCAATAGCCGTCGGCAGAAGATATGCATTAACCGTGAGATTAAATGTAGTCTTTACATTTCTATCTTCACCAGCACCCAACTCAACGGTGTTCGTATAATCATCAATTCTGGTTCTGAATCTAAAGTCGCCCACTCCCCAATAATCATGTGTACCAAAATTGATTTTTTCCAACAACTTGTTGTTCTGATCCACATAATCCGTCCACAACATACACTCATATGTTATCAATACATGGTCTGGTAATGTAACATTGTAAATCTGCTTGGTTGGTTTATTTTTGAACGGATTACCAAAATTCAATATGTTGAACTTGTCATATTTATTTTTTTCATTAAATTGGGTGACAATTTGATACGACAAATATCGATTCAACGTCATCAAGTCTTTGTTGTTACTCACATTGGTTCTTTTTATGAGTATTGCGGGCAACAGTATTTTTCCCTGATTATCTCGCAAATAACCGTCACGTTTTACAGAATTCCAACGCTCAGGACTCGCATACAAAATTGGAACCTTGATCAAATCACCATTATCCATGACGTTCAAATCAAGGCGAGTTGACATATGGTTAATGATGGTGGTATCAACATCAAGAAGACTGACAGAAAAATTCTGTGTTTTATCATTGTCTCTACGAACGGCAAATTCTTTGTTGTATGGACCAACCAAAGGAATTGGGGTACTATGGTCTGTAGAGAATTGAACCTTCTGACCCGAAATAACAAGACCAGTATCTTGTGACTGAACCTCAGAACTGCGAATATCCGACAAATTTGAAGTTTCTTGTCGGATATTTGGCGCAGGATTGATGCCCAATCCGTCTTGCTGCTTAGAAGTTGGATTACCTTTCCATGACATAAATTATGATTGTCTTTCCACTACGTTTAGTTTGCTTAGTCTGCTATAGTGAGTATTGCAAATAAAGCTCCAAGACTTGTCGGGGTGTCCACCCAAAAATTGTTCTTGAATCACATTATCAACTTCATAGAATCTTTCATTATACAACACAACATCGCCAATCTCTGGAAAGAATCCTGTTGTGATACAATCACGCTCACGAAATTTATAAACCACACTTTGATTTCGGTCTGGACCAAAACCACCATTATCATCGCCGGTTATATCCTCCCGTTGAATCAACGCAGTCATATCAATACCAGGATAAAAAGTTTTGCCAGTATCGGAGCTAGACTCACCATAAATATTGACCTTGGTCTCAGCCACAGCAATTTTGAACAACTGAATGACATTTTCAACAATGTCACCAAATAGTTCAGCATTGATTGATCCCAAAAGATTCATATCACGCCGTGAAAAGAATCGACCCGGTGAATAGTTTGGATTATAAATACCAATGTCTTTACGACCATTGGTCCAATACTCGGGGAACAAATTCTTGGGATACTGTTTGGTTGTTGGTGCTGCCATAAATTAGCCTATATAAATTTTAAGGGGAACCCTTGACAACATTTTATGCATTGCCTCAGTTTCTTTGTCTTTATTTTCTAACTGATTGACACGCAGTGATTTTTCCAACATATCTCGCAATTTCTCAAGAAGCGTGGACATTTCATCCTTAGCTTCAGCACGTAATTCAGCACCATCCATGGTAACACTATCACCTGGAATTGGTATCTGAGTATATTTTTGAAGAATACGACCCAAAGTTTCTTTACACAATGCCAAGAAATATTTTTTAATCCATTGTTTACCAGGTTGATTTATCTTACAGTATTTACAATATTCATATGGTATATCACTTGGATCGCTAATATATTGATACCTACTACCACTAGTAAAATTAGTAATGTCTTTATCACTCTCAACGTAGTACTCAATATAGATCTTGAAATCATAGTTGGGAATTGGAAAAATTCTCAACAAATTGTTGCCATAAATTTCAAACCCAAATGCGCTCTTACGAACCATGTCGTTGAAGTCAATAGCTTGAATACGTTCCAAGTCCTCAAAGATAGGCGTCATCAAAAATTGTGTAGCAGGACTATAGCCACCGAATCCTAATTCTCCCAACACGTTGCTGTAGCTCATACCTGTCATGCTGAACGGATCATAAATACGAGCCACCGCTGGTGCTCTATAGTGGAATACACGTCTGACTTCAATACGAGAACTACTTAAATGTTCAACGTCACGACCAATCAACTTATTCAAATCGTATACTTGCTGAGTTCCCTTACCACCACCATAAGAACTGCTCATACTAGAACTAGTTGGTATAGAACAACGCTTCAGTTGCACTTCACCACCCAAAAGGGCTTCAGATCCATATTGCTTGATGAGTTGTACAACAAATGGTAAACCTGTACCTTTGACTGCAAGACCCGTGAGATTTTTATATTTATCTTGTGGAAGACCCTGCACATCCATCATGTTGTTAACAATATTAAATTCGTTGACTACACGATTATACTCCAAAACAGATTCTTCAAAGCAAGCATAAAAATTGACATCGATCATTTCGATATCTACTATTGGATAACCCAAACGTTTCGCCGCCCACATGGCACTACCACTACAATCGTTTTCAAATGTAGACTCGTTGCCGGTACAAGTTTCGCCCAAATAATAGCCGAATGGCACAGATGTCAAGTTCACGATACTACCGCTACCTGACCATCGAACACGATCTTGATCTAATTTAGCACTCATTAAATATAAATATCTTGATGATCGATATTAGTGCCAATTTCTAAACTATTCTAGCATCCAAGTAGTCACCATCAATAACCAATGCTTTGTAACTATCTTCAAAATACAACTCCAACAAATCAACTTCACCCTGATCATTAAACCCGACTTTGATATTTTCTAAACGTTTTCCATTGAATTCTCTCAAAATATCTCCAGTTTTAATCTCAGTGATAGGTTGACTCTGACCTGGCCTGTTGTCAGCCTGGAATCTGCGTGGTCCTGACAAATCAACAATTTTGTATTTGATTGGCAGATCTTTTACTGCGACATACACAGCCTTGATGTTCTTGGGGCTGTCATCCACAAAAAACACGTCGTCAAAGCCAGCATCAATTTTATTTTTAATCCAATCTGCCTTGGTTTGTGGATTGCTACTATTCACAGCAATAATTGGAATATTTACACGAAAATATTTTTGAAGTGTGTTTTGTATATGTGGCACACTGTCTGGGCCTCTGGCTGTTAAAATCACAGTCAACCGATCATCACCACCAGCATTTATAATTTTATAAAAGCTCTTGGCAACCGAACGAATAATTTTTGGATCTACCACAGATACAAATTGCGAATAATCAAACTTGTCACCGGATCGTGGATCATAAACAGCATACTGTGCCGGTGTAAACGGTTCAATAGAACCATCGGCGTGTGTGACCATCACTTTACCAGATGTGTGAAAAAGCGTATCGTCAAAATCAAAGACTCTTAATTTTTTACTCATAGTAATAACGATGCCAGAAGTTTGTACTCTGAAACAGGCGGCAACTTTGCCAACGCCTCTTTACGTTGCTTTTCTTCTTTTAGTTTTTTTACTTTAAGAATTTTAGCCAGTGTGTTTTGTACTGTCGGATTCATACAATTTGGTGATTCTTACCACTAACCCTTCTGTGCCCTTTATAACACGGTGATAGGTTTCTTTAGGTATAAATATCGTTTCCTTGAGTAAAGAAGGTAACTTATTGTCTAATTGTATCATCCAACCACCATCGTTTTCCAAAACATCAATAACTCTATCTTCTCGGTCCAAATGCCATTCAAGCTCCTCGGTTTTCACCTTGGAGCTAAATGATCTAATGTATTGATTTTTATCTAATTTTACCTCACTATAAGGCTTCATTTTAGTGTTTTGAAAAACTCAGCGGTCACTTTACGGAGTTCTTCATCAGAAACATCGTCGAGTTTATCACCATATTTCTGAGTCCAAAACAACTTGATTTTTCCAAGAACTGGACCTGGTTTGATTTGTGGAAAGTTTTGCAGAATCCAATCACCACCATATTTGCCCTTCATCGGAGCAAAAGCTTCAATCTCAGCTTGTTTCTTCACCAAGTCGGCATACTTATCTGGAAATAGTGTTTTGACGTAATGTGCGTCGTCTGGCTGAGTCCTACGTTTGTGTAACGCAATCAGCTTGGCTTTGAGTTCTTGAGCACTAGGACGACCTGCTCGCATACGCTTGCGATCACTGTTGTTATGACCCACACCTTCAAAATAGCTACTATCAAACAAATCGGTGTAGCTAATAAATTCAACAATATCGTCGAGTGTTTTGATGTCATCAAACTTTGATATAATTGGTGCATAGCCCAACATTTTGAGTCCGTCACGCAGATTCTTGGTCAACAGAATATAATGATATTGTCCCCGCTTATCTTCATAGATTTTGAAGAAACCATCAGTTCCATACTTGAAACGCAATCTGCGAGCAAACACACCCAGAATACCACTGAAGTCGTTGTAGCTCAAATAGTCATATTGAGCATCATAGTCATCAGCAGAAGCATACAAAAAGTCTACATGAACAGTCTTGCCAGTTTCGCTGCTATACAACACACTATAGATATCGCCATTCTTACTATAGTCTTTGATCAATGGCCCCAAGTAAGTAAACAACGCTTTCTTGACATCAGGGTTGCCACTAATGACAATATCAATATCACCATGGTCTGCCTTGGATGGCAAAGCTTTGCTCAACTGAAACTTTTCAAACCGACTACCCAGTCGTTTTTTAAGCTCATCAAAAATAGCATTCATTTCAGCAGTAGCCACACGTTGTGCTCTACTACCAAAAAGCTTACCACCTTCGGTGAGTTTGATCACACTTTGTTGTAGTATGTCTGTCAGTTTAATCATTTTGGTTGTGAGTTTACAATAGACTTGGCAATATGCAAAGCCTGTTGTGTTGTTATATTGGGATTCTCATACCATTTTTCAGTAACGGCAGCAAGAATTTTGCTAAAAATTGGACCCGGTTTGACGCCCATATCAATCAAATCTTTTCCAGTGATGGGTAGTTTTGGTTCGCTGGGAGTTGAAGCCTCCAATCCTTTCAATCGGTTGCGAACATTCACAATCTGATTGGGCATACTACTTGCCTCGCTATGCGCCGTGTTGTCAGCGTGAATAACATTCAACACGTCTTCAAGCTTGTCTCCCAACGCAATCTTAAACTTACGCAACGTCTTGTCACTCAATTCCACAGCATCATCACCACCATGCTTTAGTTTCATATGGTTAGCAACACCAGACACAACAGCATCAATAAGCTCGGCGGGATACTTCAGTCGTCGCATGATGTCTCTGGTCATATCAGCACCAACATCTTCGTGTCCATAGAAATGTACACCCGTAGGAGTTACACTACGAGTAACTGTCTTGCCAATGTCGTGAAACAATGCCATCAAACGCTGCAACAACACTGGGTCGGTACCTTTCATCACATCCAAGGTGTGACCAAACACATCTCGTTTATGGTGTACGTTCTGCGTCATTTTGTAAGCAGACTTGAACTCTGGAATGATGTAATTCAACAGTCCAGTGATTCGCAACAACTTGATTGCACGGTCTGGGCTACCCGTCACAAGCATTTTATCAAGCTCATCACGGGTACGCTCGGCACTAATGTTTTGCAACTGAGCAGCATTGCGCTTCAACGCTCTGATCATGAACAGTGGTAATTCCCAACCATATTTCATGGTAAAGCGAACAGCACGCAGCATACGCAATGGATCTTCTGTGAAGATAACATCAGGATTCAAAGGAGTCTGAATAATACCCCTACGAATGTCCTCTTTGCCTTTTCCGGTCAAATCTAAAATTTCGCCAGTGGTCAAATCCTTGAGCAAACTATTGACCGTGAAATCACGGCGGTGTACATCGTCCTCCAGATCGCCTGCACTGACCTCTGGTTTACGACTACCCGTGGTGTACTTCTCTTTACGAGTTGCCACAGCTTCAATATCAATATCGCTCAGATCAAAGCCATTGTGCTTAATACCTTTTAGAGTAAACTTGGCAGTACCATATGTTGGAAACAACACTGGATTACTACCATTACTATAGTTATTCATGGTTTGAGTTGCCCATTTTGCAAACTCCATACCAGCATCAAGTCCGCCAGTTACAACCACGTCAAGATCTTTTGGATCTTTACCAAGTTGCATATCACGAACCGCTCCGCCAGCAAGATACACTCGCCCCTTGAAAGGACCACTCTGAACCAACTTTTGCAAGTAGTCCAATGCAGCATTTTCTTTTGCACCTTCCACCAATAAACTTTTGAAAGTAATCATAAATTAATAAAATATTTACCATTAGGACCGCTGTATTTGAATCGTGTAATTGGTACGGCAATATTTAATCCGTCACGAATATGTGGAAATGTTCCCTTTTTGACATACGCAAGTGTCATGTGGGGGTTGTAGTCTGGATAACTATCGGTGTTTGGATACATGTCGCACCGACTGCGTAGTTTTGTCAGTATAGGATGTTTTTCTATTTCAAATTTAACCACGTCAAACTTTTCGTTCAGAAAATGGTTTAATGCTTTGATTCTTAAAATAAATGGCTTTACATCACTTAGTATACTCGCAACAGCCGATTTTGCCAAGTCTGGTTCAAAGCCATATTTCAAAGTAACATGTGGCTCAGTATCATATCCATATGTGGGATCATCTGGATCAGTATATACACTTTGTGGTGGAATAATGCGCTGTCCTGTAGCAGCAATGCGTGGTGCATAAGTAGGATCTACATACGCCATTAAGCACCCTTTTTCTGCATGTCTATTTTCGTTTATTAACATATTGTCAAATAATTTGATTTTACCAGTAACGTCCCTTGCCTTTGTTTCCAAGGCTTCTGATTCTGTGACTTCTACAACTCCAATAACCAGCAGTCGTGCGATCCTTCTTTTGACTGCATTTATGTCGAGCAGCAAAACTCTTGCGGCGTGCTGCGCTACTGCCTCTAACTTTCAGATTTGGATCTCCAAAAGTAACCTTTTTCACTTTGCCAGTTTTTGATTTTACATACACTGCGTATTTTTTAGATTGACCCGGAGTACGAAATGGGCGATTCAAATGCACAGTGCGACCTTTATGCTTCAGTTCCATGATCAAATCTTCTTCTATCTCAATTGGAGCATCCAAATAAACTTCCCGCCCTTCAAACAATTCCTTGGTACCAAGGTCACTCTCCACTAGTTCGGCATCCACGTCACATAACTCAATTCCGTTGCTAATATATAGTATGCGAACTTCTTCTAGCAACTCAAAGTAAGACTCGCTGTAAGTTCTAAAGATGTTTTCACACAGAGGTATATTGTTTGTGATGTGATATTTCAAATTAGAACTGACAACTGGAGCTTGCACCAATTTCATTGGGCACAGCGTGTCGTTGTCAATAAGGTCATTGAATTTAAGCATAATACATAAATAGTTTTTACGTAAAAAATTGTGATATTTATATTATGATATGAAAAAGATGTTCACAACCCTAATTTGTGTGGTTATGTTGGTCGGATGTGGCACCATAATTCCAGACAATAAAAATGATAATCAAAAGGCTATGCAAGGCAAAGCCGATGCTGTCGTGGTAGCTAAAAATAAAATAGCAGACAATTCTGACAAAAAAATGTCAGAGATTGCCACAATGGCACAGGGTGTAGACTATAGTTTGAGCAAAGTTCCAGCAACCAACACTACACATGAAGTAACCACAGCCAAAGAAATCAATCAGCGGGTCATCAGTATTGCTGGTTCACCAAAGGTGGATGAGTTGGTAAAAATTAAATCAATGGTGGATCTGTTGAACAGTGAAATAGCAAAAGAACGTGAACGTGGTACTAAACTGTTGCAACAAAAAGATGTTGAAATTTTATCTGTGCAAAAAAAGAGTGATGATTTAGATGTCAATCTCAACAAAAAGATTGGTGAACTCGCCACCACCGCAAAAAAACAAGCAGAAGCCGCAGATGATAATAAAGTGATCATAGATAACGTCAATAAATATTTCGGTTTGGGTGCTGTATTTTATGGTATCAAACGATTTGTAACAAGTTGTATTGTTGGTATTTTAATATTTGGAGTAATCTTTTTGGTGCTACGCTTGCTTGCTGCAACCAACCCAATTGCCGCTGCGGTCTTCTCGGTATTCAATATTATTGGTGCCGTCGTCGTAAATATAATTAAAGGTGTTGCTCCAAAATCACTCAACTTTAGTGGATTTTCACCATCCGTGGAATTACAAAAATACAAAACAACACTGTCAAAACTCATCGACGAAATCGAAGAAATTCAGACTATGACCAAAGATGGTAAATCAATTACCATCAATGATTTGATGCAACACTTTGATAAAGAATTAGATCAATCTGATAAGGATTTGATTAAAGAACTCAAAACGATGTTGCGTTGGAAGAAATAAATAATTGGCTTTGTTAAATACCACCACACAATAGTAAATTGACTGAATATATAAACACAGAGGTTGCCCGTTTTCTTTATTAGTAATGAAATTAATTAAATCACTTACCAGAGCTTTCACTCTGATCGAACTATTAGTCGTAATAGCTATTATAGCCATACTGTCCGGTATGCTACTACCATCTTTATCCAAGGCTAAAGAGGCAGGCCGCCGCATCTCATGCGTTAATAATATGAGACAGCTTGGCATATCCTTGATCATGTATGCAGACGATAATGCGGGATATTTTCCGGATCGTAGTGGTACTGCTGGTTGGCCAGTGAAGCTGCGTGATGGGTATAAAGATGGCAAGGTTCTAAGATGTCCAACTGATGCTAGATTAGACACTAACCGAACGCCGGATATCCTAGCCAGATCCTATATCTTTAATGGGTGGAATGATTACTTCCAGGCCGTGAACGGACCGAACTTTAGTATGGATGATGCTATAGGAAAAGCAGTTAATGAAAACGCAATACATGAACCCAGTGATACAGTAACCTTCGGGGAAAAGGATCATGATTCAAGACATTTCTATATGGACTTTCTTGAATCAGGCGGCGGTGTGGGCCTAGGCAATGATGTAACCGAGCTAGAACAAAACCGTCACTCCGCAGGTTCCTCAGTTAAGGGTTCAACTAGTGGCGGATCTAACTACGGATTTGCCGATGGCAGTACCAGATACCTCAGGTTCGGCAAATCATTCTCTCCTGTTAATTACTGGGCCATTGAGACTGAATGGCGTACCAACAAGAAATAAATAATTGACTTTGTTAAATACCACCATACAATAGTGGTATGAGTGATGCACAATATTGTGATACTTCGTTGATACATCTACAACCGATAAACAAATCGGTTGCACGTACAATGATTGAAAAAAATCATTATAGCCATAAGTGGACAAGTTGCACAGTGGCATATGGTGTATATTACAAAGACTATATAGAAAGCACATTCTTTGGGGGATTCAACAACAAACTCATAGGTGTATTGGTATATGGCAACGCCGTGGGTCGTTGCGCCAGCAAAAGCATCAGTGAATTGTTGACCAATGACAATGTATTTGAATTGACCAGACTTTGGATTGCTGACGGATATGGTAAAAACATAGAAAGTTATGCATTGGCTGAAAGCTTTCGGTTGCTCAACAAGAATTATCCAAAAGTTAAATGTATTCTTACGTATGCAGATAGCGAAGAAGGACACCGTGGCACAATTTATCAAGCCACCGGGTTTATGTATCAAGGTGACAACTACGTTGATATAGCATTAATGCCCAATTACAGCGTTAGCCTTGAAGGCCCACCAAACTATAACTGGATTCACAGTCGCAGTGTGTATAGTCGATGGAAAACACACAACGTTGATAAACTAAAAGAACGTATAGGCAAAACCTTTTGGCGCAAACGTGAAAGTGGTAAACACCGCTACATTAAGTTCATCAGCCACAAGATTGAAAATAAAAAACTTGCAAAATCATTGAAACACAAAGTGTTGCCATACATCAAAGGAACCGTGTTCAAGGAAGTGGTTACAGAACACACCGTCGATACTTCAACATCCTTCTTCTAAAATAAAAAACCCCAG